AAAATCGTAGATGAACTCGATGAGCAGTTTCCAGACAGGTTTCCAGACCACACACTATCTGAGAAAGAGATATCTTATAGGGCTGGTCAACTATCAATTATTAGATTATTAAAATTAAAAATTAAAGGAGAATAATTATGTGTCTCGGAGCAATATTCGGTGGCGGTAGATCTACTCCCCCACCCCCACCAGTGCCAGCCCCACCAACTTTACCACCACCCCCAGCACCTGTACAACAGGCTCCTACACCTATGCCAGAGTCTCCTACTCCAGCTCCTGTTACAGAAGATGAGACAAAGAAAAAGGCAAAAGTAAAGGCTAAGAAAGTTGCTAAGAAAGCAGCAAAACTAGGCACTACACAGTTAGCTACTAAGAAACCTGCAACGGGTGGATTAAAAGGTATTACCACTAAGCAAGGTGTAAGTACTGGCGGTGGCGGTAGTGCTGGAGGAACTTATTAATGAAAAACGCACGGCAACGATACAATGAGTTATCTAGTCACCGTGAACAATTTTTAGATGTTGCTTATGATTGTGCAGAGTTAACAATCCCTACATTATTAATGCGTAACGAAGGTGATGCTTTATATCAAAGTTTCCAAACACCTTGGCAGTCAGTCGGAGCCAAAGGAGTTACCACGCTGAGTTCAAAACTCATGCTAGGACTCCTACCTCCGTCCACTAGCTTTTTCAAATTACAACTAGATGATTCTAAGCTAGGTGTAGAAATACCGCCAGAAGCAAAGAGTGAGTTAGACCTTACATTTGCAAAAATAGAACGCATGATAATGGAGAGCATTGCAGCTTCCACAGATAGGGTTCAAATATTTGCAGCATTAAAACATTTAGTTGTTACAGGAAATGCTCTAGTCTACATGGCACAGGACGGTATGAAAGTATACCCTCTTAATCGTTACGTAGTTGAACGTGATGGTAATGGGTCAGTAGTTGAGATAGTAACTAAAGAAAGAGTTAGTAAAAAATTACTAGGTTTACCAGAACTTAGTGATGGCCCTAACGATGATGAGAAAGGTGACTACAAAGGTACAAAAGATGTAGATGTATATACATGTGTTAAATTAACTAATAACGGATGGCGTTGGCATCAAGAAGCTAACGATACCATACTACCAGATAGTATAGGTAAAGCTCCCAAGGATAAAACTCCTTGGCTGCCATTACGTTTTGTTACCGTAGATGGAGAAGATTACGGACGTTCTAGAGTAGAAGAGTTCCTTGGGGACTTAAAATCTTTAGAGGCATTAATGCAAGCTATCGTTGAAGGTAGTGCAGCAGCAGCTAAAGTTGTGTTCACTGTATCACCTTCTTCTGTAACTAAACCTGCATCACTAGCTAACGCTGGTAATGGAGCTATCATACAAGGTAGACCAGATGATATAGGCGTAGTACAGGTAGGTAAAACTGCTGACTTCCAAACTGCATATCAAATGATTAACATGCTAGAGAAAAGATTAGCTGAGGCTTTTCTTGTCTTATCAGTACGTCAGTCAGAAAGAACTACAGCAGAGGAAGTTAGGATGACACAGATGGAACTAGAAAGACAGTTGGGTGGACTATTTAGTTTGCTCACGACTGAGTTTCTAATACCATACCTCAACCGTAAAATGCACACACTGACCAGATCTAAACAGATACCTAGTATACCTGCTGGGTTGATGAAGCCTACCATAGTAGCAGGTATAAATGCTCTAGGTAGAGGTCAGGACAGAGAAGCATTAGTTCAGTTTATAACAACCGTAGCTCAGACAATGGGGCCAGAGGCTCTAGCTCAATACATGAATCCTGACGAGGCTATCAAACGTCTTGCAGCATCTCAAGGTATTGACATACTTAATCTTGTTAAGAGCATGGATGAGCGTCAGGCTGAACAAGAGCAAGCAATGCAAGCACAGCAGATGCAGTCATTGACTGAACAAGCTGGACAATTAGCTAATGCTCCAATGCTCGACCCATCGAAAAACCCAGAAGCCCTTGAGGGCATGAAACAAGCACTACAACCACAGTAATTATGGCAGAAACAATCCGCTACGACACCTCAGAAGATCCTGCAGTAGCACAAGAACAAGCTGAAAGAGATGCAAAGAATCTAGCTATAGGTGAAGATCTTATACAAAAGCAAGATAAAATGCTTGCTGGTAAATATAAGAGTGCCGAAGAGTTAGAGTCAGCATATCTTGAACTACAGAAGAAACTAGGTGACGCACCTGCAGAACAAGCAGAACCAGAATCAGAACCAGAGTATGAACTGTATGCAGAAGATGGCAGTGTTAATTATGATACGGCCAACGAACTGTATGGAGAACAACTAGGTAATTTATTTAAGGATAATAATATTGACCCGTTTGCAATGAGCAAACACTTTGAAGAAAACAACGGTACGTTGAACGATGAGATGTATGGTCAACTTGCTAAGGCTGGACTTAGTAAAGATATTGTCAACAACTACTTAAATGGATTGAGAGATCAGGTTGGTTTTACTCCTGATACTCCAGAGCCTGTTCTAACAGCACAAGAAGTAGGAGAAATAAAAGGTCTAGCTGGAGGAGACGCTGGCTACGATGCTCTTATGGAGTGGGCTGGTGAGAATCTAAATAAGACAGCACAAGAAGAGTATGATGCTGTACTTGCAACAGCAAATAAAACAGCAATCAAATTTGCAGTCACAGCACTTATGGGACAATACGAAGATTCACAGGGACGTGATTCTAAAATAGTTACTGGCAAGGAGTCATCTACTGAAAACTACAGGAGTATGGCAGAGGTTGTCAGAGACATGAACAAACCAGAATATCAAACTGACGAAGCGTTCAGAGATGATGTTCTAAGAAAACTATCCGCATCAAACTTAAAAGTATAGGAGCTTAATTATGCCAATGGGAAAAGGTACTTACGGAAGTAAGAAAGGTAGACCACCTGCAAAGGGTAAGAAGATGAACAAAGGTTTATCTAAACTACCAGCTGCAGTAAGAAAAAAAATCTTAGGTAACAAGAAGAAGTAATGGCTCGCAAAAAAGGTGTAAGTCTGTCTTTAGGTCGAGGTGAGAAATCCCGCAAGGGTGGGCTTACAGCTAAGGGCAGAGCAAAATATAATAGAGCTACGGGCTCTAACCTCAAGGCTCCTCAGCCCCAAGGTGGTGCTCGTAAGCGTTCCTTTTGTGCTCGTATGAAGGGTGTCAAAGGGCCAATGAGAAAGAATGGAAAGCCAACTCGTAAAGCGTTGGCACTACGTAGATGGAAATGCTAATGGCACACAAGAAAGGATCTAAGTGTGGCTGTAAACACGGAG